CTCTTAATTTGTACACCAGATAATTTTGCTAGACCAGAACCTGCATCAACAATATTTTCTTTTAATCTTTGGTCTGATGTATTTGAATACACCATGTTTGAACCATTCCAAGTAATAGTTCCTCTGGAAGTAACTGATGTTGTTGTATACCAACCAACAAAATTGTTTGTTGCTGATGCACCGCCATTAACTATTGTTAGTGTTTCAACACCAGAATTACTGCCGTCTTGGTTGTTATAAAAAGTTGCAGCAGAATTCCCGCCAGTAGCCCCAACTTGTATTCTTTGTGAACCAAAAGCACCACCTGAATTAGGAACAACGCCTACACCTAATCTACCGCTACCATCAATTCTTGCTACTTCAGTTCCATTTATTTGGGCAATTAAAGGCGCAGTTGAAGCAGCACTATTTAATGTTGTGGATTGTGCTGTGCTTAAAGTTATGCCAGTAGTAGGTGTGCTACCTGACTGAAGCTGAAGTATTCCAGAAGTGTCAGAAGATAACGCTGCGCCACTTGTGGCTGTTCCCGCTGCTAAAGTTGTACTCATAAAACCACCCACCTTTGTCCATTAGAAACTGTAACTGTGTAGCCTGACGCAATAGTTATTGGGCCGACAGAAAAGCCGTTTTGCCCAGTCGCTATTGTATAACTAGCCGTTATAGAATTGTTATTTATTTGAATAGCGCCACCAGCTTGTGCGCCACCTAAACCGCCCCATCCAGAGCCGTTATAGCCCTCAAATGTCGCAGTTGTCGTGTTAAACCCGTAAAGTCCCGTCACCGGAGTGGGTCTAGTCGATGTTGTCCAACTATTTACCACGGGCGCGGTAAAAGTCTTGTTACTTAGCGTTTGGGTTGTGGCCAAGCCCACAAATGTGTCAGTCGCAGCGGGTAAAGTCCAAGTATAAGTAGCAGAAGTGTTAGTTCCGACTACGTTAATTACGCCTCCGCTAGTCTGTTGAAAAACTAAAAGTCCCATATATTTCCTTTAAAGAACTACCCACTTGCTGCCAGAAGATACGGTTACAGTAACGCCATTGCTTAGGGTTACTGGCCCAACCGAACTACCAGCAGACCCCGATGGAATTGTGTAACTTGTTGCTATTGTCTTGCTGTTAACATAAATTCCCCCAGTAATTTGCATATTTCCTGAAGTATCTATCTTTGCAATTTGAGTATTCGCTACGCCACCGTTATAAAACCCAATACTGTCGTTTGTTCCTGCTGAAATACGCCCAATTCCAGTTGAATAATCAACGACTATTCCATCAGCGTATGACCCTGTGTAAGAACTAGACGAATAAAACCCTGCCGTAGCAACAAAAGCAGATGAACTTAATATTCCCGTGTTAGGCACATAACTTAATTTCGTACTGCTTGTGGTTTCGCCAGTAATCGTACCCGTAGTGGCAGTTGTAAGCGTTGGGTAATAGGTGCTAGATGAACTTGTGTTGTCGGTAATGGTTATACCCGTTGCCGGTGCTGCTGCCCAAGTAGGTACGCCACTAGCCAAAGTAAGAATATAACCATTGGTTCCGGCCGCCAAAAACGTTGTAGTGCCTGAAGCAGTTTGGTAAGGTACTGAACCGTTAGCGCCCCCAGCAAGGTTAGTTGCCGTAGTAGCGCTTGTGGCTGTGGCTGCGTTTCCACCAATGGATAATGAACTGGCCGTACCCGTTAGCCCTGTTCCGGCACCGCTAAACACCGTGGAAGTAAGCGTACCCGTGCTTGGGTTGTACTGAAGTTTGGTGCTGCTTGTGTATTCTGTGGCTAGGTTTCCGCTAGTTTGGTTAGCAAATAACGGATAGCGTGTGGCATTAGTGGTTGTGTCATCAGTCACCGCAGCATAACTAACCGGTGTTGCCCATGTTGGGGCGCCTGTACCGTTACTTTGCAAGAACTGCCCACTTGTACCGGCTGCGCTTATTGCAAATGCCGTGGCCGTAGAATAAACAATACCCCCAGCTACTGCCGTTAAATTAGCGTTAGTTCCACCGCCTGAAAGCCCTAAAACACCCCATGTAGGTGTAGCACTAGAACCGCCTGACAACAAAGGTTGCCCAGCAGTACCGAAGTTTGTAGTGCCTGAACCTGTACCGGCTGCCAAATTTGTATTTAAACCAATAGCGCCAGAAGAATTAATAACGTGCGCAGACTGCCCAGTTGTTCCCCATGCAAAGTACAGTTTTTTACCATTGCCTGAACCTACGGTTACATCACCGTCATGCGCTGAAAAGTAAATGCCGTTATTAATGCTAAAGAAATCTGCGGGAACACTAGCACCTGTATATACAGATGAATTCATACCGAATTCACCGTAATATGTGGAATCTGTGCCTAAGTCATTAGAAATAACGTAATTAGTAGAAGCCCCGCTAGTACCGCTTAAGTTCTGAATAACCAGTTGATTATATGAATTAGCGGTTGTTGACCCAAACGATGCTATGGTATTTGAAGCATTAAAACTAAGTACCGGCGTTGTGCTAGTAACCGTGTTTGCGCTTAAGGTTGTAAAGTCACCACTTGCACGGGTTGAAGCGCCAATAGAAGTACCGTTTATCGTACCCCCAGTTATGACCACCGAATTAGCGTTTTGGGTTGACATCGTGCCAAGCCCAGTAATTGCCGTGTTGGGTATAGTGGTAGAAGCCGTAAACGCACTTGTACCGTTACCGTAAACATACCCTGTAAGCGTTGTAGCGCCTGTTCCACCGTTACCAACTACAAGCGTACCAGCAAGCGTTATAGCCCCTGTGGTGGCCGTATTTGGGGTAAGGCCAGTAGTACCCCCAGAAACGCTTAAAACGCCTGTGTTGGCTATGGTAACCGCGCTAGAACCGTTGTAACTAGACCCTGAAAGGCCTGTGCCAATGGTTAAAGCATTTGGGTTTGCCGCTGTTATGGTGGCCGAACCACCTAAAGAAATAGCGCTACCGTTTACCGTTATGCTTGAATTGGTAAGCCCTGAATTCGGTATGGTTGCGTTAATTTGGCTAGGCGCAATACTGATGGATGTATTGGTTACAGATGTCACTTGACCAGAAGCATTTGTAACAAATACCGGCACTTGGGATGCAGAACCGTAAGTTCCCGCAGTTCCCACGGGCGTAATACTAAAAGTGTATGAAGATAAGGTTAACCCAGTACCCGCAAAGTAAGATGCTGCGCTTGCAAGCTGCGACCATGTAACCGGCGTAGCGCCAAGCGTTCCACCCGTAGAAATGGTGCAAACCCACCCTGAATTAGCTTGTGTGCTGCCGTTTTGTATGAATGTAAACGCTGAAATTAGGCTATTCCATGTGTTTGCATCGCTACTGCGTGCCCAAGCGCCTGAAGCGGCCACATAAATACCGTTTTGGGCTTGCGTTGTTTGGTTTTTTACCAAAACACGGTCACCAACAAGGGTTGTATAGCCGTCTATGGTTTGTAAACCGCTAAGTGTTAGGTTGCCGGTTGATGCAACTTGACATTCGGCCTTAATTGCGTACCCCTGAACAAACATATCCACATAATTCTTGTTAACCAAGTCTGTGGGGTTGGCCGGGGTGGTGGAAATAGTGCCTGTGGTAGTACTAATATTGGTAAAAACCCCGCTAGATGGGGTTACAAGGCCAATAGTGGTACTGTTTATTGTGCTGTTGGTTATGTTTAACCCAGATTGCGCCGGGTTAAGCGTTGCATAAAATGGTTGCCCCTGACCTATAAACGTTTGGAAGTTTCCATTGACGTCAAAATACGCCTGAACTGGCAGTAAGTTTTGGTCGGTTGTTAGGTTAGGGGCACTCATTAATAGGGAATACAAGTCATAACTATCACATCACCAGCAGACATATTGGCCGCTAGTCCAGAAGTAATGCTAAAACCCGTCATAGTTACTGACGTTGTAGTGCTTGCGGTTTGCTGTAAGAACAAACCAGAACCATTAGTAACGTCATTAGCTAAACACATCCAACCGTTTGGGGCGGCCGGTAGTGTAATGGTGCCATTTGCTGCGCCACCTGTTCCAACCGTTACCGCAAAGCAGTTTGGCGTAACCCCCTTAATTGTGGGGCTAGTACCGAAACCACTTGCAATAACTGGCTGTGCAGAAAACGTACTTAAAAATACGGTGTTTGGCGTGTTTGTGTTTGCAACTTGGTTGGTCATGATTGATCTGCCACCGGTGTTACATAAATGGTATTGGCCGTACCAACCACGCTTAAGTTAAACCCGTTGGCGGGAACACTTATAACTGTGGGCTGGGACATATTAACACCAAGCACAAAAGAAGCAGATGAATTACCCGCAGTAGGCAATACCGCAGCAGTTGCGGACACGCTACTAGGGTTAAGCGGCGCTATGGATACAGCAACCGGTGTACTTCCAGTATTCAAGAACGCACAAAAGTTCGTTTGGTCATTACCGGCGGGAGTAATGGTTAGCGAACTACTGGCCGTTGTTGTTACCGCTACCGCGTAGGTAGGCCCAATTGGGCGGTAAACGCTTGTATTGGCCATGATTAAGCTGCGTTAGTAGCTATTGGCAAACCTTCAACACGATGGACTTTAAAGTCGTAAACGCCTGAAGCCGGTGTAATTGCTGTTGCTGCGCCTGAAGTGTTTTGGAACTGTACAGTTAAAACCCCAGCAGTTGCTACGTCACAATTTGTGATTGCAATGTTAGACGTTTGGTTACCTTGATATTGTAAAAAAGTAACAATGTCAGATGCTTGCAAACCCGCAATTGGGAAAGTTTGTAAAGACTGTGTGGAAGATGTGGTTAGTGCGGATGGTGTCAGGCTAGGCGCAATTACAAATTGCTCAAGAATGTTACCGCGTGAAATGGTGGTACTTGACATGATATTCCTTTAAAGAATGGGTAAATTGTATCGTTAAATAAAGAAAAAGCCACCCCTTTTGGGGGTAGCCCTTCCCTTAATTTAGGCTAGATTATGACTGTGTAAGGTCATAGCCGTAAACATATACGTCACCAGTTCCGGTTGCGCCAGAAGCAGTTGTTACATCAACGTATAAAGTTTGGTTTTGAATAGACAAACTTGTTGATGATGAATCAACGTAGGCTGTACCCAAAACGTTAGCACTTAGTGATGCCAATTGCGCAGTTGTCAACGCACCAAACAAAGCAGATGGGCTACCCGCATTTGTTTGTGTGATTGTTAACGCTGTTGCTGTTGACAAAGAAACTGTTGAACCATTGTTATTCACGTTGGTAACAATCATTTCCTTTGGCAAGTAGGTTGTTGTGTTGTTAACAGGAACGGGCGTAAAGCCTGTTGCTGCTAAGTTAACACCCTTGGCTACACCGATTAAACGCAACGCTTGATTTGTTGCTAGGTTACTTGGGTGTGCCGTTACTGTGGTTGCTGGTCCGGGATTACTCATTTTGTATTTTCCTTTATGTTAATTAGGCTGCAATACGGCAAGCAAGTTCAGGGTACAACGGTGCCCAACCATACAACACATCTAAACGTGTTGGAATACTATCGTTGTTAATCGTGTACTGGCGGACAACACGCATGGACAAACCAATTTCCTTATCGCTTGCACGACCAGCAAAATGGACACCCTCTGGCAGCTCGAGATCCGCTACGGCAAGCGTAAACGCATTTCTGTGGAACATTAAGTTCTGTGGTGATGTAACGCCTGTGTTGTTAAATGGTGTTACTACTGCTGTAGAAGATGTAGCATTAACAACAACGTTTTGGAACTGACCACCTGTAATGATAGCTGGGCTAACAGTTACTGATGCTGAACCACCGGAACCGATGCTAACTGTGCTTGTAACAACGAAGTTACGCGCCTTGTTAGAACCGTATGCTTGGCGGTTTTGTGGGTTGGCTGCAAGGATGTTAGCAAACTGGATAACGTCACCTTGGTTCAATGTAGCAGCAGCACTTGTTGCGCTGATGGTAATTGTTGAAGTTGAAGCCCAACCGCTAGAAATACCAAAAGATGCAGAAGTTGTATCTGTTGATAGTGTTGCAGAAGCGTAAGAACCAAATGTTTGGCTGACAATATTTTGGTCTAATTTCCAATTCACCCCAGCGCTGTCGCGGCCCATAAGGCCTTTGCGGTATTGCTCACCAATGGCTTCTTGCGGAACAAACAAACCTTTTAGTGAGTCAACAATGGTTGCTGATGTAAAAGGTTCTACAACACAAGCACGGCGGCCGTCTCTTGGTGTACCTTCAGCATCCATGTAAGCACCGGCTGTTAGGTAAGTGATTAAACCTGTGGGTGGTGTACCAGCTACGCCAACAATGTTTGCTGTGCTGTTCTTAGCCATTACTAAACCATCACGGTCAATCTTGTTTGCAATAGCAGCTACTGCGGGTTTTAATACGCGGTCGCTAAACATATCAAGTGATAATGCAAGGTCTTGAGTCGTAAATTGAGTATCCACATGGAACTGCGTGGACAATGTGACTGGCAAGCTCGTCTCGTTGAAGTCCTCAACATTAAGCGCTGGCCCCGTAGTACCAATGAATCTTCCGGGGCGTCTTACGTTGACTGTGTTTCCAATTTTCCCGCCCACTACGGCGAACTGATCGTCATAGTTACGGTCAACCTCGGACGTAAATGTAAGTTCGTTTTCTAGCACCATAAGTGCTTCATTTGTGATCTTCGATATCGTCAATAAATTATTGGCCATGATTACACCTTATTAAAAGTTTTGATTTTTGCCGTTACCTAATTTTTCCCGCCTTACGCAACTCACGCCATTGTTTTGGCGAACCATTGAAATTCCCATTTGAATCAATGGCTGGTAGTTCAACACTACCTACGTTACGAAGCGGCGTTATAGGCGCGGGCGCGTTCGATTTGGAAACGGCTCTTACGGGTTCTTTAGCTTCAAACCTTGCTTCTAACTTACCAAGTTCGCGTAGCGCACTAGACTGTGATAAACCGTTTAGCCTTTCAGCTACTTCGGGGTTTTCGGCCAAATGATAAAGTATCTTCGGGCCAACATCACTTTCTAAAATTGCATCGCGTACTGCATCGCTAACAGCGATATCGGCACTACTAGCAATCATTTCTTCGTAATCAGGCAATTCGCTTTTAACCGCATCTAACTTTTTCTGCCACGAAGTCATAACTTTCGCGCGTTCTTCGTTAGCCCGGCGTTCGGCTTCTTGCTTGTCACGGTTCTCTAACGCTTTTTCGGTTGAATACTTGGCTAATGCCTTGGCGTATTCAAACGCGTCGGTAAAGTCGCTTGGCTGCGGTTCTTTGTCCGTTGGTTCGGCTTTTGGCGTTACCTTCGTTTCTAGTTCCGCTAAACGCTTTTCTAAACTTTCCCTTGCTTCACGTTCACGCTGGGCTTCTTGCCTAGCTAGTTCGCGTTGTTTAGTTAGTTCAGAAAACCGCTTTTCCAATTTAGGATTAGGCTTCTTTTCCGTAACTTCCGTTTTGGCTTCTTCGCTGCCTTCTGACTCACTCCCACTAGGTTCTTCTACGGGCGCTTGCTCTACAACTTCCGTTGTAGCCGAAGGTTCCGCAACCGGGGCTAAATCTAACTTTTGGGCATAAAATTCCGCCGAATTTTCGCTCGTAAGAACATTACTTGCTTCTTTATCACTCATAGGTTTCCCTAAGTATTTGCCCCGTGTACCTCACGGGTAAGGTTTTAGTCAATATAACTGAAAAGGATTATATTGTCAATTATTGCTGTGGCGCAATACTTTGGTCTGCCGCCCTTATGGCTTCGTACTGTTCTTGGTTGCGCATATTGATTTCACGCTCAAGACGGTTCGTGTCCATATGGTGCAGCAGTAAGTCCATAATTGCATCAATTTCTGTCTTGTTTTGGCTAGTAATTGCTCTGGTGTTGGCATCGTGTACCCTCGCTTCCAATGTGGTTTCAGTTGCGTGCGCTTTTGTGGTTTGGCGCATTAATTCACGTTTATTCTCATTGTCTTGCTTAACTTGCTCAATATCTTGGCGCTGTTTCATGGCCAACTGTAAGGCCTGTAACTGCTGGGTAAGCTGTTGAACCTGTGCCTGTGCGTTCTTAATGGCCATTTGCGCTTGCGGTGGTATGTCGCTGTGTTCGTCAATGTTGGCTAACGGGTTAAGGGTTGCCAAACGGTCTGCAATAACTTCAGCACCGGGAAAGTCCATGTTTCTGAACACCAAGTCCGCAGCAGCGTTAAACAATTGTTCGTTGCCACTTAACAACGGCATCATGGCTTCAACGGCTTCTTGGCGCTTGCTGTTATAGCCCGGCCCAGTTTCCATTACCACGTCATATTCGCCAACGGTTACGTCATTTAACACGCGTCCCACGGCATCTCTTTCGTTAATGGTAAGTAAGTCAGGCTTGCCGTCATCCCCAATAATACGCATGGTGCGTTGGGTGTCGTATATCTTAGGCAGCATATTAAGAATAATTTTGCCCACCCGTGAAATAGACTTGGTCAGGTTGTCGTACAAGTCAAAGTTGGTTAGGTCAACCTGTTGCTGTTGGCCTTGTAGCGCCTTACCGCTTACGTTTCCGGGCACTTGTTGGCTAGGGTCGTAAATACCTATGATGGTGGCCATGTCCGCATTGATTTCTGCTGCGGCTGCCATTACCCCGGCTGGTGGTGGTTCAGGCTGTAAACGCTGTGGTGCGGGCGCTGGGTTGCCTTCAATGTCGGTTTGCTTGTAGGTTAGGTAAGCCATTGACTTAATGTTGGCTGCTGCCCAGTCAAGTTCGTGCCCTTCGTCTTGCCCTTCGGCCATAATCCACTTGGCTTTAGGTGCCAAGGCTACGCTTTCTGTCAGGCTAGTTACCCAGAAGTTATACATACGCTGCGCATCTTTAGCGTGGCGCACAATGCCAAACTTCTTGCGCTTGTCACCAATAACAATCTGGCGCCCGTACACCGGCACAATTGGTATGTCTGTGGTTACCCAGTCTTTTTCTTCAAGCACTTCAATGGCGGTTAGTTTCTTCCACTTGATAGTCTTTTTAACGCTTGGGCGCTCACCCACAATGGTTAGACCTGAACGCTTAACGCGGTCAAAGAAATCTTTGTCATCAGCAAAGCGTGCCCGCCCGTCACTTAGTAAGTAAAGCGTGGCTTTTTCGCGCACGGTGTACCAGTATTCGGCAATGCGTATATCTTCCTTGGTAATCCATTCGCTTTGCGTGTCCCCGGTACCGCGCTGAGTAAAACTGGCCGTGTCTTGCCTATCAGGGTACATTTCCCTGAATACTTCCTTAGATACCATCATGGTAATAAGGCAGCGCTCGGCATCCGAACCGTCAATGGCCACGCTGTTTGGATCCCAGTACACGGTAAACGGGTTTTCTACTGGGTCAATATATATTTCTTGGTCAAAGCTGTCTTCGCTTTTGTAGCGGTGGTCAACGCGAATAAAACCCCACCCAGCACGCACGGCAAAGTCGTAGGCTATGTCGTAGGAATTGTCTGCGTTGCTATTAACTTCAATGTGGCGCACCATGCCCTGAATAACCTTGGCTTCGGCAGCATCTTCTACCGTGTTGGTTGCGTGAACCTTAATGCGTGGGCGCTGTTGGCGTTGTTGGTTGGTTACTTGGCGGCAGTACCCGTCTAGTTTATTAATAGTAAGAACGGGGCGCGATTCCAAATTACGGCTGTTTTGTAGGTCAACTGGCCATTGATCACCGCCGGAAGCAAACTTTAGGTCTTCCAGCGCTTCTTGCCGGTTCATGGTGTCGGCATCGTTGCAAAACTTTAGGAATTGCTTTGCTTCGTCAATAATCGGGTTGTAATCGCCGTCTTGGTAATCTGATGCCATTTTGTTCCTTTAAGCCATCCATGACTGTGGATGTGCGTATTGTATTTGCTTTGGCTTGCGTGGTCTAGTTTCTTGTACGCCCAACGCAATATAGCGGAAGGCATCTGCGCCGTGTGAATATTGGTCGTGAAGCGGGTTTTTACTGAACTGCTTTGTGTCTGGGTCTACGTCATATTTGTAGTGGCGTAGGCATTGTAGGCCGTCATAGCAGTTATCCCGGTCAAAATAACAGTTCCTAAACAATGTACGGGCTGCGTTTATGCTGTCCACCACGCTAGTTTTCGGAATAATCTTAGTCTTAAACCCGGCGTTACGCACTATTTCCTCAATGCTACGGCCATTAGAACCAATAGTTTTATTCTGAGCGTCATGGGGTAGCCAATGCGTATCGTAGACGTAGCCAAAGGTTTGCAACAAGGCAAGGTAATGGCTTATGGTTTGTTGGCTGTCCTCAATGTACCTAATTAACCGTATTTCTTGGGCTATGAACTGAACTATCCAAATAGCCGTGCTGTCTGCCCAACCCAAATCCCAAACGGTGTAACAAGGCTTGGTAGGGTCGTAGCGCACTTTGGTTATGCGTTCTTCCAGTTCGGCCATTTGCATTTCACGGGCAAATACGGCACCGTCCACAGTCTGGCGGCATAACCCTTCCCATACGGTGTTGTAGGCTTCAGGGTCGTTGGCTTTTAACGTCCGGCGCTCGACATCTAAGACTTCTGGAAACCAAGGATTATCTGACCAATTGACCTTTTTGGTTATGCAATTTTCTGGTGGATGCAAAATGTAACGCTGGTAAACCGCATCGCTTTCCAGTTCTGGGTTCATCGTAAACCATATTTCTGAATCTTTAGCCCTGATTGTTGGGATAAGAATGTCAAGGGAACGGTTAGATAAGGTCTGTGCTTCCTCGCACCAAACAATCGTACACCCTTCGTATGACTTAATATTATGCGGATTGTTCTTTAGACCAACAAAGGCAAATTCTGTCCCGTTGGCGCCCCGAATGCTAGATTGTGTTATTTCGTAGAACCCTATTAATCCCAGCTCAACGATTTGGTCGCTGAGTAGCTTATGAACAGACTGGCTAATAGAGTTCTGAAACTCACGGGCGCACAAGATACGGTGGGTTTCTTTAGCGCCTTTTAACAATAAAGCACGGGCTACTGACCAAGATTTTGCAGACCCCCTCCCGCCATAGATACATTTAAAACGGCTTTTTTCAAATAGGCATTGCAGTTTTACCGGAAATTCGGCCTTTTGAATAGCTTGGTTAATATCATTCTGTTCCATTCGGGGCTACAAAAGATACTTGTATATGTGGAATTAAAGCAGAACCGTCTGCGCTTTCTAAACTGGTTGACTGGTGGGCTTTACCCTCTAACCTGTCCATTAGTTCCCGAATAGCCCAAGGTTCGCCTTCCTCTGCCTTGCTAACTAACTGCTCGGCTATGGTTCTTAAACGATGTGGCTCTTGGGTTAAGACCATACGCAGACGGTCGGAAAACATCCTAGATTTGGATGCGTTCTTGTTTCCTGTTGGTGCCCCAGCGCTCATATTGTTTTAATGTATAAGTTTTTGATTCTTAAATACTTTAAGTTATTAAGATTGTACTGGCGTATCTGTTTGTACGTCAGAAACCGGTTGAGTTGGTAATTGTTCGTTAGCCTGTTTTGTTAACTTTTGGATTAACAATTGCATATCACGCACTTTATGTTCTAGCGCGGTGATGATTAGGTTTACGTCTTGTACTTCGTGTTTGAAATTAAACATTATTTACCTTTCTTTTGTTTCTTGGCTGCTTCACGCTTTTCGCTGTACGCTATGGCCACGGCCTGTTTTACGGGTTTACCGGCTTTTACTTCGGTTTCGATGTTCTTTTTAAACGCTTCTTTTTTGGTTGATTTAATTAACGGCATTAGCAGTTCCAGTTC